ACTCTTTGTTTTACCCGCTTCTATGTCTTGCCACTCTACTATAACCGCTCCGTAGGAGTTTCTGTTTGCCTCCGTAATCTCTAACGAGTAAAGCTCGGCTAAATTTAGGGTAAATTTAGGCAAACTCTCGTTTTTAGGGGTATTTGACGTTTGCGTTTCGTCTCCCTTTGCATCTTTTGCGGCTATGACGATGGTGTTATTTTTGACAGCCATGATAAAGCCGTAATCAAAGCAAAGCCCATACAAAAAATCTAGATCTCCCGCGTCGTTTTGCAAGACGGAGGCGATATTTTGATTTTGTCCGGACGTTTTTACGGCAAGCTTATTTTCGCCGGCTATTTTTCTTGCTATTTCAAATACGGTGGTGTTCTCCCAGCTTCTGCGCTTTTTGATTTTTTGAGGGCTTGCGAAGTTTACGGCAGTGGCTCTTACTTCCGTAGCGTAGTTTTTGTAGTCTCTGCTTGCGGTCTGGACGCTAAACGAGCCGCAAAGATAAAGATCCTCCCCATATCCTAGCCAAAGTTTAAGACTATCTCCGAATACGGGCTTGGCGTATATACCGCTAACGCTAAAGCTTATCTCGTCGCTTTTGCTACCTTCCTTGTCGTCGAAATTTAGACTGATGAGATTTGCTTTAATGATCTCCGTAATATCTTTGCCGTTTGCTTCGAGCTTGAAATTCGGGTGTTTTACCATAATTTGGCCTGTTCTTTGGCTTTCTCTTTTATCTCGGGCAAAAATACCCTATCGCCCGCTTTAAGCGTAGCGGCTAGTTTTGGATTTAGGGCTAACACCTGCTCAAAAAATCTTAAATGCCCATAATGCGCGTAAACGATAGTATCGAGCCTATCGTTATCCTTGGCTATGTAAATTTTAGTCATAATCTCTCCTGAGCTCCAAACTAAAGCTCTGCGTAAAAAACGCTCCGTTTGGGGTAAATACGGCTTGTTTTTCGCTGATTTTAACAACCGCGAACCTGCCAAAATATTTGCCGTTTCCGTTGGTTAGCGCATAGCTTTGCCTACTGCGCGCCAGCTCGTAAAGCCTTTTTAGCGCCGTTTGTTTGTCGCCGTTATAAGGCATGGTCTGGCCCTCTATGTTCACGGTTTGGTTTCCGAGGTTTGCCGCAAATAAAGCCGGATGATTTTGGATACGGTCCTGCGAGCTTATGCCAAACTCGGTCTCTAATGATATACCGCCTACTTGTTTCCAGTTAAATTTAAAGCCTCCTAAATTTAAGACCATATCGCTACCTTTGCTCTCTTATTTCGGTATTGGCGCTGTTAAATTCATCTCTTTTAAGCGCCTCTTTGACGCTTCTTGCGATTTGAGCTTTAAAGCTTTCCAGATCGAATTTGCCGTTATTTGAATTAAGTAAAAAATCGCCGTTAAAGCTTATATTGATATTTTCCCCACTTGCGGTAGCCGCTACTGCGGCGGCTTGCGAGGAGGCAGGTTTAGACGCCGCGAATAAGGCCTCTTTGGCCTTTATCGGCGCGCTTTGAGGTTCTTCGTCGTTAAACCAAGAAAAGGGGTTATACCAGTTGCTCTCTTTGCCGTCTCCTATACCAAGAGCGTCTTTCGTCCAATCAGTAGCCGCCCCGAGCGCGTCGCCGATAGAGCTAACGGTATCTACGACCCACTGAAATTTCTCGGATACCCAATCAAAAAAGCCTCCGAATATAGATCTCCACCACTCTACTACCGAATCAAATATAGAGCTAAAGAAATTTGAAGTAGCCTCCCAATAAGGCTTTACGTTCTCCCAGATATTTTCAAAAAAGGTTTTCACCTTATCCCAATTTTCTATAATCCATGCCGCGCCCGCCCCGAGAGCTACTACCAAAGCCCCGATTCCGGTAGAGATGAGGGCTAGGCGCATTATCTTCATGCCGGCCGCGGCGGCTATAAAGCCGGCACGTAAAAAAGCTAGCCCTCTACCTAGTATCAAAGAAGCACCCACGGCGATTTTCGTAGCCCCGCTCCAAGCGGCGGTTAGTATTAACGCAGATCTTAGCCTAGTGCCTACTAATAGCATACTAAACGCATGGGCTTTTGCTGCGAGCGTCGCGCCCACTAAACTAAACGCGTGAGCGCTCCACCTAGCCGCCGCTACCAAATTTAAAGGATTTAAAAATTTAAGTATTTTAACGACGCCCAAAAAGCCGTCCGCAACGCTTAAAAGCGCGATTTTACCGATAAGTAAAAGCGGCTTAAACATCATAAAGCCCGCAACCGCGCTTACTATTACGGCGCTAAGCGTAGGAAATTTAGAGTTTAGCTCGCCAAGCGTACCGGCTATCCCGCCCAGTACCGAAGCAACGGCATTAGTAAGCGGTAAAAACGTCTCTCCAAGATTTGAGCCTAAATTTCTCCACGCCTGCGTCAATCTTTCTATGCCTGATTTCGTAGTATCTAGCTTGGTTTGAAGCTCTTTTTGCATAGATCCTATCGCTTCGTTCGAGCGGGCTAATCTCATGTTTTCTTTAAGGGCGTCTATGTTGGTGACGAGCCCTGCGATTTCGTCGTTAAAATTTCCGCCCACTAGATCGTATAAAAGCCCTGCTTGCTTATCCTTATCGGCTTTTGAAATCGCTTCTAAAAACGTAGTTATCGCTCCCGCGGCGTCTTTAGCCAGAGCTGCTTTTAGATACCCGGCGTCCATACCGATACTAGCTAACGCTTCTTGAAATGCTTTACCTTTTTTATCCGCCATCGATAGGGTCGAATAAAGCGCGTTTAAGCTAGTGCCTACGACCGACGTAGCCTTACCTGTGCTTAGCATGGTAGAGCTAATCGCGGCGGCGTCGGTAGCGCTTAACCCGATTAGACTCGCATTTGCGGCCGTTAGCGACGTGGCTTCGAATATCTCGTCCGCGTTTGCGTTGGTTACTTTGTTATCGAGCAAATTTACTCGGTCGAAAAAGTCGTTTAAAAGCTCTAAATTATCCATTTTAAAGCCGACTTTCATATTATTGGCCGCGCGAGACAAGGCGTCCGCGCTCATTTCAAACGCGACCGAGCCGGTAGCTAGCATCTTCGTATAGGCTACTAGTTCGTCCCCTTTTAAATTTATTTTACCGCCACCTACGGCTATTTGAGCGATATCACCGAAGCTTTTTCCCAGCGAGGTGCTTAGTCCTCTCATGCTATTTTTTAACGTAGTTAAATTTTCGTCCGTATCGTCTACGTATTTTTTAACGTTGGCAAACGCCGCTTCGTCGTCGATGGCTAGCTTAATAGGTAAACCAATAGCCGCAGAGTTGGCGATAGCGCCTAGATTTGAGGTAAGTTCGCTAAAAAGCTCTTTTCTTGCCGATTTTATTTGCGCCGATAGGTTGGAAAGCTTGGCGCTATCTAGGCTCGTAACGGCGTTTTTGGCCTGCGAAATTTTACTTTTTAAACCGTCGAATCCCTTTTTTAACTCCGAAATTTGACTTAACCCTTTAACGGCTAGGCCTATACTAATACCGATTTGCGAGTTGTCCATAATTTTCCTTTAATATGCTATAATCCGTGAAAAGGATTTAAAATGGCTTTTTTTGTTCCGATTTTTATATTTTTATTTTTCTATGCCTCGCCGGTAGGGTTTTGGCAGACATTAATCGCTTTGTTTTTCGGACTAGGTTTGTTAGGCGGCTTAATAGGCGGAGTTGGCGCCGTTTTTAAACGCTTCTAGAATATTAAAAAAATCTAACTAACTCCGCTTTTGGCCTTTAAAATTCGCTCCGAGATTTTAACGAACTCGCTAAAATCTATTACGTCTAAATCTAAAATTTCGCTATAGCCGAACCCTAAAACGTAAGCTACCGACGCTACGGCCTCGTTATTTATGCCGATTTTTTCGCAGGTTGCAAAAAATCCTTAATCACCTCCTCGATCGCTTTAAAATCAAGCATATCAAGGCTTTCTACTTCGTCGCTTGACATATTAGCGCAGCTAACTACTAGCTTGATCGCTCTCTCGTCGTCGCTTTTTTCAAGCCCGGCTAGCTTCATAACTCTAACCGTAGGCGCGAAAATTTCTACTTCTTTGCCGTTAATAGGCAACTTAATCGTCGTTTTTCTCATCATATATCCTTTTAAAATTTTAGTTTTATTTATTCGCCCAAATTTGAGCGCACTTGCGCCAAATAATCCACACCGCCTATAAGGCATATCATGTTTTCGACGTCTAGTAGCGCTACTGGCACTTTGCCTATATTTATATCTAAAAAATGAACGGCTAGCTTGACGCTCACCTCCATCTCTTTACCGCTTTCAAAGCTTCCCGGATCTATCTCAGTAATATCCCCGGTAACCGCCATAGAAAAAGGTTCTGGAGAGCCTTTGCCGGATTGAAAGATGCTAGCCTTGAATAAAAAAGGAATTCTGTTATTCCAAGTGTTGAGTCCATAACCCAAGTATGTGTTCCTATCGAGCACGCTTAGCTTAAACTCCATTTCCACTGGCTTTATCGTCCCACTTGCGAAATTGCCACCGAGCGCGCCTTTGGCTTCGATCGTCTCTTGTTCTATCTTTGGTATAGTGAGCGATTTAACTACGCCCAAATATCCTTGACCGTTTATGAATACGTTTGCTTCCTGGATAACCTGAGGAATTTGTCTTTTTACCATTTTTTACTCCTTATTTATTTAAATCGTTCATAAGCGTTTCGCCGTATTTATCCACGTAGATAAAATCAAGTGTAAGCTGCTTAACGATCGGATTGTTTTGCATTCTGACGTCTAGATAAAATTTACCGTCCGTGATATTGGCCAGCGTATTTTTCTCGCTCCAAGATAGCTCGTATCCGAGCAATACTTTTGCCCCAACTAGACCGCGTAGCAGCTCACTAACACTTCTTTTGGCGTGATATAGCTGGTCTGCTTTTTTATCTATCGCAAATAGCACCCCTTTTTGGCAAGCTTGCGAAATACGGTCAAACACTCTAACTCGCGCTAAATCCTTCCATATAGTATCTTGATCGCTAGTCTCTCCACCCCACGCTCTAAAGCCGCTTTCTCTAATGACGGTCGAAATTTTTGCCGCCCTTAGCTCGTCTGCCGTGCAAGTTTCCCCAAGTTCAAAATCCACGTCTATTTGTGTGCCAAAAACCCCTATCATAACTCTGTTTGAATAGCTGTCGCTATATCCAAACTCGCTCTGGCCGTCCGTATGAGCTATCATGCCGGCTATTCTCGCGCTTTGCCCCTCATAGACATAAGCGTTCGTTTCATCGTCCCAAACCTTGACATTTGGATAAGCGGCAACTAACCTATTTGTACCAAAATCGCCCATTTTAACAATGGCTGCTGCTGCGTCATCTGCTTTTAGATCTACAATGCCAGTTGCTTTTAGTCTGGTTGCCATCTTTTCTATCTCGCCCTTAATCGCATCTTCGTGGCTATATTCGGGCGCTACGATTAGATTAGGGTTATATCCGAAGCGAGATTTAGCTTTAGCAAGCTCTGTAACGGCACTTTTGCACTCTGTGCTCTCATCGTTTGTGTCCTCATCATCGTCTTTGGTAAATACGCTTAAAATTATTTGAGTATTTACGGCCTGATCTTCGATGCCCTTTAACGCCCTATAAATCGAGCCTTTTTTAAAGGCTTGGCTCGCATCCTTTTTAGCTTTGTATTTTGCTTCAAGAGCTTCAAGCGCCTTTGCTGTTGTCATATAAAAATGTAGGCCATTTTCTAGCACCTCTTCATACCCTGCTATGCCAATAGGCGTAGTACTTTCTACCGCTATTGGTCTAGCTGCCTCAGCTGAGACGGTTACATTTACACCAAATTTTGCTGCCATACTATCTCCTTTTAAATTTTGTTAATGTTTGAAATTCTTTATCGGGCGTCTTCGACTCCCTTAAACGGATGAAACGCCCAAACGGTTTTAAGCACCTTTTTATCCTCGCCATCGGTATATTCGTGCCAGTTTGAGGCGTTTGCGCCGGCTATGTCCATAAGTTTCCAGCCCACGTAAATTCTCGCGTAAAATCGCTTGCTCCACCTGATCGTGCGGTAGTAGCCAAATCTCCTTCTGCCGTCTTTGAGGCGGCACTCCACCTTACACCACGAGCTTACCCTGCCGCCGTTTGAGGTTACGCTAGGGTCTCCTATCGTAACTACGCTAGCGGGATCTATGTCGTCCATCTTGACGCCTAGGTATTTGCTTGAAAAATAGCCTATGCGGTTTCTGTATAGCCAACAAAGGCGCGCGAAATACGTGCGGTTTTTAGGAGGCGGGAAGTGATCCCGTCTCCACCCGCCGTCGCCGTTTATGGCCGCGTTTTGCCCGTCATAGTAGTCGTTTGCGTCCTCGAACCATCTGGCCCATTTCGGAAGACGATCGTCGCTAGGCTTTGTAAAAGCTAGAGCTATGGGCACTACTACGAAAGAGGCCATCTCAAGCGGAAGCTCGATAGCTATATTTTTTGAAATTTGTAAAATTTCTTTCCTATTTAGCGGCATCGTTTTTCTCTTTTTGCGTATTTTTCTCTTGTTTCGTCTCTTTTGCATCTATCTCGTATTTTGGGCTTGCCGGACATCCGTTCCAAGGGCAGTTACCTTGTTTATCTAGCTTTGAGCTGCATATCTCGCAGCGCTTAGTTTTCTTTTTCATCTTTGTTTTCTCCTTTTTCTAGGGCTTGTTTCTCCGCTAAAAGATCTTTGTATTCGCTTCTTAGCTCGGGCAATACGGCGTCGTTGCCGATAAGTATCGCGCGGCGTATGTCGTCTTCGGCTTCTTTGATTTGCTCTTCAAGCTCGGCTAGTTCGCGCGCCTTTTCGTCTATCTTCGGCTGAACGTATATCATCTTGCCATCTTTGATAGTATTTGCGCCTATCGCTAGCGCTTCTAGCCACTCGTCATCGCTGATTTTTATGTTCGGCTTCGGGATAGTCTCGTGAATTTCATCGTCGTAGAACCCTAGTATCTCATTGGTCGCCTTGTTAAAATACGCGTATTTCATCTTTTCTCCTTTCTACCAACCTATCGCTATAAAGCTACCAGGATAGCCAGCTATTACCTTATAAACGTTGGTTACCTTAGTGGCATAATAAAATTTCTCTTTGCTAATAGGATAAGCAAATGCATTATCCGCGGTATCGCCTTGCGCGTCCGCATTGCCGGCTACCACCGTGAAGCATGCTCTTGGGAATGCAATAGGAAAGTTCTTCTCTCCCTCGCCGGTTACCTTCCCCCATTGCACGATAAGACCGTTGTCGAGTGTTACGTACCCGCTTTGGCTAAAAGACGCGGCTAGTTGCGGCTTTACCGCCTCTTTTAGCTTATTGAGGCTCATAAACCTAAACGGAGTTGGATTGTCGGTGATTACGGGCTGGCTTGCCCTAAAACATATATCAATGTTGCCATCTACGAACTCGTCTTGCGTTTTCATTTTCATGTGGAAGTGATTTGCTATGACGTATCCGTCGACCATTTGATTTTTAATGAACCTGTTGTCCTCGCCTAGCTTTGCGTATTTTGCGTCGCTCTCGCTTTTTGCGTAACACTCGCCTATATACGCCACCCCTGCGTTTACCGCCTCTTTGAGCTTATTGAGACTCATAAATCTAAATGCCCTTGGATTATCGGTGGTTTTAGGCTGGCTTTCCCTAAAACATATCTCGCTATTGCCGTCGACAAACTCGTCTTGTGTTTTCATTTTCATGTGGAAGTGATTTGCTATGACGTATCCGTCGACCATTTGATTTTTAATGAATCTGTTGTCCTCTTTTAGCTTTGCGCTAGGGTCCGATTTTAGCGCCTCTATCTCGCCTTTTAAGTAGCTAGTGCGGTTTGCTAGCTGAATAGCTTGCTTGTTACTTATTCCGTCTACTCCGCCTACTACAGGGTCAGTAGTTTCTAGCTGGTAAATTCCAGCTTCCCACTTGTTTTCTTCTCTTAAATTTGCCATTTTAATACACTCCGTAATTGTAAGTTTTATCGTAGCTTGCCGCACTGTCGTATCTTAGCGCGGTCGTTCTAGCCTCTACCGCTACTAATACGCACCTAGCGGGTGCCGCGCTTACGGCGGCCTCTTTTAGTTTTTGCGCTTTTGCGCGGTCGGTTAGCCCACTGGTAATTATGCTATACTCGGCCCAGTGGTTGTTGCTTCCGTAAAAGCGCGATCCGTCGAATTTAAAGGCGCCGTTATATTTCTGGTTTAAATTTCCTTCGATTATAAGCGCGTCTTTATCGTAGGCGCTCACGGCTTTTTTCACGGCGTAAAAAGTGCCGCTATAAAAATGTATCTCGAAGGCATTTTTTATAAGATCTCTTATAGCCTCTTCGCCGAGCCCCTCTATATTCACATCGTAGCTTTGAGCTAGTATAGGCAAAAGAGAAACTGGGCAAGAGTCGGCCAGTATATTTATCGCTCCCAAATCCAAACTATCAAGCCTTACTCCGAATAGCTCGTCGAATTTCTTGTCAAATTTACTTTTGTGATTCGGCAGTAAACTCATAACTCGGCCTTTTTATAGCTTAGAGAAAAACTTACTTTTATGAAGCCATCATCTCCAACTTTGGTATCTGCGCTCGGAGTTATTAGCCTCGCTCTATATACCCCGCTTCTATGAAGAGTAGAGTAGACGTAGCTTAAATTTAGATCTTCGCCGATAGAAAGAGAGGTTTTTGAGGCCTTGATTTCTTTATCTATACTATCTTGCAAAAACATATCGGTGAGCTCCAGCTCAGCCCTAACCTCTATGTTTTTTATCGTAGCGTTTGCTACTATAACCGTATCTGTTAGCGGGCGAACCTTTTCGCAGCTTAGATAGTCCGCTACGCTTTGTCTGGTCTCTTCGCTCATATCGCTAGTTTTTAGGTATACCTTTACTATGCCAGGTCCCCCGTTTAATACGCTGGCTTCTTCTACCTTTGCGTTTGCCGAAAGGGCGTGATATATATAGGCTTTTTTGCTTCCTGCGGTGCTAAATCTTTCAAGAGAAAGCACAGCTCTTTCTTTTAGTCTTTCGTCGCTTTCTACCTCCGCACCGCCCCCAAACTCGCTCGTCTGTTTTGCTTTTAATACGAAAGGAAGTGGTGTTTGGATATATTCGCACTTTGCTTTGCTGGTTTTTGTAAACTCATCCAAGATGATCACTCCAACAGCTTTTAGCTCGTTTGCTCTTATTACAACTTCACTTTTTAAACTAGCTATTTCACCATTTTCGCTACGTAAAATTAGCCCTTTTGGCAAATATGTATCGCTGCTTCTTGGCATAGAGAGTGTAAACTCACACTGCGCGGTTGGCCTCTCTCCTTTTAGTCTCTCTATGCCATAAATTGCTACTATGTTATCAAGGTCATCTCCAGTAGAAAATGGCAGCAACATAGCCTTAACGCTATCATTTATCCTGGCTCGCAAGAGTAACTCTCTATAAGCCAATGTTTCAAGTAAGGCCGAATAGTTGTCGCTTTCAAGTAGTGAAATTTCATCATCAGTTAAATGCTCTTTAAAAATGTTTTTAACATTATTTAAAATTTCATCATATTTAAGCACCTCAATAACGTTTGGATATGGAAGTTGTTTTAAATTCATG